TAAGAACCACCAACACGAAGTTGTCGTTCTATTCTATCTATCTGTTGGAAAATTTGATAAGGAACATTAGATGCTGGTTTAGAAACTTGTGTACCTGGAGCTAGATAGTTAACTGCGAATCTACCTTTACGATATTGTCCACTCTCTATCTCTCCAGAAATGTTTGTTTCTGTAAACACTGCATCTTCCATTGCTATTATTGACATCACATTAATCTTTGCCATAGAAGCCATAAGCCCTATGATTTGGTCATACTGTCCCTGCAATCTATCAAAAGCAAATTTCTTTGCTATTACAAATGCTGGACCACTATCAAGTGGGTTTGGTATGAAGTCAAGAATAGTTCCTGATTGCATATGAAAAATATAAGTTCCATCTAAGTTGTAATACTCTGCAATCAAATCTCCATCGCCATTAGAGTTAGCCCATGAACCATTGTACTGGTCTGTATAAGCAGAAGCATACGCATTACCAACACCAAGAATGTTTGTTTCGTAAGCATCCTTTTGCATAATTTTATCTTTTGATGCTGGGTAAGTTCTAGCTAGTGCTTCTTTAGGTACGCGTCTAATGATTGCCATTTCTTTTGGTTGTTGGTCTGCACCAAAGTAACCAGGAAAACAATTGTAAGGGTCACGAAGTTCTGCACAAGGGTAAGGTGTACCATCTGCATCTTTTTTTTCTCTAATAACCCAAACAGAAAAACCATAACCAGGTAGCCATCTACCTACTTGTGGCATTTGTAAATCTAGTTTTTGTACATCGTCATATGCATTAACAATCCTGGAAAGTTTTTCTGCTTTCATTCTTGCTCTGCCTGAATCTTTACCATTAGGTACATCAACTTTTAAGTTTGGAATACGACCAATTTTTTGTGATAGGTGTTCTAAACCTGACATCATAAGGTTAGGTACTGGTACTTGCCAGTCTTCAAAACCTTTTAGCTGGTCACCAAGTAATGCTTGTATACCATCAGGTCCGCCATTCATAATTGCACGAATACGACCACGAGTGCTGTATGCACTTTGATTATCAAAATGTAATTGTGTTATTGCGTGTTGTATTTCTTCTGGTGTCATATTTTTACCATGGTGTATCGTTTATGTTACTTATATTCCATTCTCCAAAACTTGGTTCATAATCTAATCCTACCTCAGCTAATCGTTCTTTTCCTAATCTTCTTACAACTTTTAATGGAAACCAACTAGCCATAACGACATCTGATTTATAACTTTTAGCTTTGCTAGCTTTACTAGCAGCACTTGAAAAATAAATTAGTTGCCTACGATATATATTACTCTTAGTTTCACTTTCTGTGTCACCATATGGCAAATTAATTAACTTCTGCTCAAACAACTGTTGCATACTTCCAACACCATAGATTGGGTCATATTTGTTTTTTTGTGTCTGATGTCCTTCTAAATGTATACCGAATCTTGCACAGTAATCTTTTATATCTTTATCTTGTCGTATAGCTCTTTGGAAACCATTTTCTTCAATAACCCAGTGTGCTAATCCATATTTCTCATACCAATTCTTTATAGACTTTTTAGCTTGTATAACTCCGCCACCTTCTTCGTTTTCTATATCAACTAGAAATAATTGACCAGTCTCCGGGTTGGCTGCCCATAACACACAAGCCTGAAATCCTGTAGATGCTGGGTCAAGTCCTGCTATCAAATGTGTTCCAGCAGGTACATGCCCAATTCTTCTGTTAATATCTCTACACTGGTCTATCTCTTCTGAATTAAACATTGTTATACCTTCTACGAAAGCTTTGTTAAGATATACCATTTCAAAGATTGCTCTACCGCCTGTTGTGTCAGCATTATTTTTTTGCGATATTAACCATTTAAAAGTTCTCTTGCTTGGCCACAACATACACTCTTGATGTTCTTGTATCTCTGTCTCAGGTAGTATACATTCTGTACTGTGTGCTTCTTCTACAATTGTTTCAAACTCTGGGTTTTCTAAAAGAAAGTTATATAAATCTTCTGGGTGTTGCCTAGAGCCAATAACAACTACAGCAGTATGTTCCTCTTTCCTGGAAGATAATGTTGTAGTCCACCATTGCCTAGTCTGCTCTCTAGCACTTGGTTGTATTGTTGTACCATGGTCCTCAATGTCGTCTGCAATTATTAAGTCACAGTCACGAGAAAGTATCTTTCCACCTTTACCAACAGCTACCATTGTAGGACTCTTAATTCCTGTAACTGTTCTTGTTGCTACAGTAAACTGACCGGAACTCCAAGACTTACCACTTCGTACTTTTGGTTGAAACTTTACACCTGGTCCACATATCTCTTCTTGTAGTAGTTCATTGTTTTCTAAATGGTCAAGTACAGAACCTACAGCGTTCTTAGCTATATCTTCATTACCACCTACCCACATAATTCTGATGTTAGGATTTTTACATATCTGCCATACAGCAAAGTGTGTTAGTAAGTCAGTCTTACCATGTCGAGGTGGACTTAGTATCATCTGTTGTAAACCATTTTGCATAGCATTAACAATTTGATTAATCCATTTATCGTGAAAATCTGCTGTCTCGTATAATTCACCAGTCTCTGTTTTAAAATATCTATCTCTAAAGTTTTTAAAATCTTCTAGTGCTACAAGTGTATCCTCTGTAACTTCCCATTCTTCCTGTGCAATAAACACAGCTTTATCTTGTTGATAAGCTTTATACATTTTTGACACAGTACTTCTATCAATCTCCATAGCATCTGCTACTTGTTGATGTGTGTATGTTTTAGATTCGATAACTGCTGCCCACTCTGCAACAAACTCATCGTATCGTGGACCTCGTGCTACTGTGCTTGGTTTTACTTCAGTTGGTACTGTAGCTGTTCTTACAATTTTATTATTAACATAATGATATCTGTTTTTGCATTTTGTAGAACAATAAGGTGAACTTGTACGAGATTGTTTACGACAAGTCTCACCAACTAAATCATTTAACTTACACCTAGGTCTAGGCATTATTTTTTAATTTTCTTTACTTTACCATTTTCTGTGCGTGCAAATTTATGTGTTTTTGTTTCTCTAATAAGAGTCCCACTATATCTTTTGCCACCCCACATCCAAGTTACTTTTTTTGCCATGTTAGTAACTATACACTACCACATGCGACAAGACCAGTATCTTGCACTTGTTTTATCTTTAGCTGTAGAACATTTGTGTCTTGCTCTAAAGGATGCTCTTGCTTTTGGATTATCTTTGCGTATCTCCATGTTAGGGTCGCCAAACATAACCTTCTTAACTTTTCCATTAGACATAACAAAAACTTTAAATTTTTTTCTACCATATCCTGGTTCGCCTTTACTAATCCTTGTTGGATTATTAAGCTTAACCTTCATCCCACGCCACTCAGCCATTATCTTTTCTTTTTTCTACCTTTATTTTTTTTCATACCTTTTTTGTATGAGTAACCTTTACCTGGCATATCTTCTCCTATACTATATGTTGTATGAGTGATTATATTAAAGGACAACAATATCCTAATTACAAACCCTCTACTGCATATAGTAGCGGGCGAATTTGTATTCAAGAAACTTGTACAACAGTTATTTCAAAATATAATAAATTTAAATATTGTAACAATCACAAGCCTAAAGTGTATCCACGAATAAAAGGTCGCAATGCTCCTAGTGGATTACAAGAACCTACACAATAAACAAAACCCCACATTGCTGTAGGGCTTTGTATCGTACAGTCTGTCCATTTACTGTAATGAAAAATATGAAATCCACAAAAACATTCCATCAGTTACACTGTTACACCACATAACTTTGTTTACTTTTTTAAGATGAATCGCCTTTCTTTCTTTCATAAATTGAATCATATCCTCATATGATTACCTAGGTTTTCTAGGTATACCTACTATAGTGTTACTGGATATTTATGTAACTTAAATTCTAAATTATATTTGTACAGCTTCCAATATTTATTCATAGATTCTATTTCTATTATTTCGTCTAAAGTTGCACCTTTATATAATATTTTTTTAGACACACATCCTCCTAAAACTTATCTTTGTTTTATTGTAAGGCACAGGTAGGAACGAAAACAGGACTGAGGTGAAAAAAATTTTTTTATATCTCTATGTCTTCGGATTTAGTTTTTATACTACAGACAAAGCTGTTTTTGTTTTTACAGTTCCCTGCATTTATAACATAGGCCTTCAACAAGTTCGTCTTCCCAAAAAGGATTCCAACAATATTCACAATCAACTACCGGTATGTATTCAGTCATACAAAAAGTTTACCATACCCTAGACAAGCTAGGGTTATAAGGAGTAACAATGTTAAGAATTAACATATGTTAATACTTTAAGT